GAGTGAAAGAAAATCACATCAATCCGTCGATAGGGGGACGTTAACCCTGAACTCAACAATTGCATATGATGGTAACGATTACGAGTATAACAGAAAATAAACCATCCGATTCCACCCCCCTTAGTAGGGGCGCTCCGTGCCCCTCTCCACCGTCCTCTGGCGAATGGATCAAGAGGGGTAGAGGTTCGGTGCCGACATCCTGTGAGGCTTGTTTAGCCCTTTCTCCGAGAGGAGTCTGCCAGCATGACTGGGTCGGGTTCCCACAGAAGACAGTGAGTTCTGATGGGACGGAACAACAGGATGGTGAGGAGAGTGGGGGTTACGGCAGTAATGTCGTTACCGACGCTCGGCCTTCGGGCTCGCGAAACGGCGGGTGGTTGTCCTCTCACGTCGAGGAGGTAAAACGCATCGACATGCAGTATTCGACTGCCATAAGGAACAAATTAAACGAAAGCTGTGTTTTGGAGGAGTTCACAGAACCTCTAGCCACAGAGAGTGACCTAGCGCTCGAAGCTAACCCGTATGCGGTGCTTCACGACGAGGGCGAGGACGGTTGTTCTCTCAGCGGCCGGCTACGCGGTCGTGCATTAAAATTAGTGGCTTTTTACGAGGAGTTGGGCATGACTCGTCTAGCGAAAGAAGTGCCCCAGCATATAGAGTGCGGTGGCCTACGGGCTGCCGTTCGTCAATGCTTCGTCGATGAGCTTAGCCCTCTCGACGAACTGAGTTTCAAGACCATCCAGAAGCTTGAGAAATCTTGCTGCCGAGGATGTGAACCACGCTTCATGGAGAAGCTCAGTCAATGGAAAGAAGCTAGGTTCCAACCAGTTGCTGTCAATGGTGAACACCTGGAGCGATTCAGGCGGGCTTTAAAACAAAACATTGAAAAGGGATGGGACCGCAGGCGTGCACCTTTTATACCCAATGGAAATGCTACCCGGCGTTACCGGAGGAAAGAGGGTGGTAATTGGAATGTGGAAGAATTCAGTGACGAATGTCGCTGTGAGCTGGTGTTTAGCTCGGGCAAACCCAGAGTGGTTACTCTTTACTCTGCCGAGAACACGCGCCGGCTCGCTCCATTGCATTACTCGTTATACGACATGCTTAAGAGGCGAGGGTGGCTGCTCGTTGGTGAACCGACCGACGCGCACGTTCAACGCCTTACAGGCGCTGCTTTCTTGAGCTTCGATTATTCTTCCGCCACTGACAATATAAAACGGGAGTACGTGAAAGTAGCAGTTGAGGTGCTTGAAGAACAGGCGGACCATCTTTCAGATGAGGAGATCGAAGCACTCCGGGTGCTGTCGAATCTAAAGATTGATGGCGAGGAGACATTTTCGGGCCAGCCGATGGGGTCAGTCATGTCTTTTCCTCTTTTGTGCGTGATCAACAAGACCGTAGTTGACATGTCATTAGCCGCTATGTTAGACAGGAAGGAGATTAGTTTCAAAGAGTGGACAAGTCATCCCCTTTTGGTTAATGGGGACGATTTGTTAACCCGCGAAGTACGGGGCAACACAGATCTCCGGGGTGAAGTGGTCAGGCAAGGAAGTGAGATTGGCCTCGTCGTTAACGTAGAGAAGACCATGGTCTCTGAACGCGACGGAGAAATTAATTCCACTTACTTCCAAGATGGCCACAAGCTACGTAAGTTTAACGCATCTTCCCTGTGGATGGATGCTGGTGTCGAGGACGTGTTGGGTTTCGCAGCCCAAGCCACGCCCGACGGAAGGACGTTTCGTAAGGTGGTTAGACGTAATTTGCGAACTCTGGCCAAGCAGTCAGATAAGCATTTGACGGAAATCCCACTGTCCTTGGTAGCCGTTTGCCGTAAAGACAAAAAGATAAGAGCGGCTATCACCAGCTTGCCTGATCGTGTGAAACCGATCCAAAATGGGTGTATTAGTATGGATCTTCGTCCAGAAAATTATCGCATGAGTAGAGATGAGGAACACGAGGCAATGAGAGAAGAGATCGAAAGAGTGAGGGAGCGAGGAATAGCTCGGGGAGCCGAAAGGCCACCCAAGTTTAGTACTGGCGTTATACCTGCTGCTAGATCTTTTAACTCTGTCCGAAAACAGACGCGCAAGGTCGGTCCCGAGTTAATCCCGGCCTGTTATGCTCGTAGCTTCATCAGAAAGATAAAAGATGAGGGTGTTTTGAGGGAGGTGGCTCCTCTCGATTTGTCGTTACCCCCGGGTGACGGCAGTCAGGTGAACGTTATACTTGACAACATCCGCGCGTTTAAAAGTACGAGAAATAGCAGTGCATACCCAGGAACAATCGACGCTACGGCTGACTTTGTGAGTTTGTGCTGCTAGTACGAAAGGAATATGGAAAGTAGTGGTGTGCCGGGCTACGGCCATGTGGCGCGCCCCCTCCGGGGGGACTACCAGAAGTGTTCTGATCTACAGAGCAAACCGAGTTAATACCTCTCGGGCCTTCGGGTGATTTCCGG